ATGTGGCCGGAAATGTTACTGCTTATTACTCAGACGCTCGATTAAAGCAAAATGTAGAAACTATTCCGGATGCTCTAGAAATATTAAAAGGTATACGAGGAGTAACTTTTGAGTGGAATGAGTTAGCTGAAACTGTATGGGCAAAAAAGCAAGGCGATAAAGATTTTGGTATGATTGCTCAAGAGGTTGATGCAGTGTTCCCCATGGGTACAATAGTTCAAGGTAACGCCGACCGAAATAAAGAACTAGGGTATGCAGATCCAGACTCTCCTAACTACGATCCATTACATGATGGGGAAAGAGACGAGCCAGAATATAGAACAATTAAGTATGATAAAATGGTAACTCTAGCTATACAAGCTATCAAAGAACAACAGGTACAAATAGAAAAACAACAACAACAAATAGATGAACTAAAGAAAAAATTGGAGACTAAATAATGCCAATAAGCGGTGCAGGAAGTCAAAAGTCGTTTTCAGATTTACAAACTGAGTTTGGAGGATCTCACCCTATAACTATGGGTGAATATGCTTCATATAGAGTATCAGGTTCTGGAAACACAATTGATATGGACGATTTTGCAGGTGCTTCTGCAGCAGCTTTTCCAGGCTCTGGGGAAAATAGTTGGTTTCAATTAACAGGTCTAGGTGGCAACGGTCCTAATGCTTCTTCTATGAGTCAAAACTATTCAAGCACTTCTTTTGTGCAAGTTGGTTTTAATTGTGGGTTTCAGAATGACACCACTAATGACAGAATAGCTATGAGATATACAGGATTTACCTCTGCTGCTGCTTCTATTTTTACTTTTCTTTATGTAGGGTATGACGGACATGCTAGTACAACCTTTCAAGCTAAATGTGATTATTCAGTAGTATCAGGTGGTTTTGTAGGATCTGTAGAGAATCCTGCTTCATATTCACCAGCATCAGGTACTTATGCAAATATAAGTACATCTACCTATAGTCCTGTATGGCAATGGACGGTTACTGTAAATAGCGGAAGCGGAACAAGAAGCTTAAGTAGTTATACTGGTACAGCCCCAAAATGGAGCGTAAGAGCTGGTTCTAGTGGTACGCCTATTTCAGGACCAGGTTCAAGTGGGCAGCATTTGTCGCTTCAAGCTACCAGAGGACAAAACCAAGGTCCAGGTGGTCCTGGAGGTTTCTGTATCCATGAAGATATGCTTGTCTCTACACAAAAAGGCAACATGACTATAGCTGATATTATTGATACAGCACCACCTAAAATATGGTCATGGAACAAAGATACTAACCAAAAAGAGTTAGTAGATTTATTAGAAGTTAAGACAGTAGAACACGATAATCTTTATAAAATAAATAACATAATGGCTACAGAAGATCATATGTTATACACAGAAAACTATACAGCAGCCTCTGTTGCTCCTGCAAAAACAAAAGAGAACTATGATGTAGATTGTGCTCAGTTAGCAGTAGGACAAAAACTAATGAAAGAAGATGGTACTTTAGAAGAAATAACATCTATAGAGGTTTATTCTGGAACACATAAAACTTATACATTAAAAACAACTTTGTCTAACTTCTACGCAGACGGTGTATTGGTTGATTCAGAAATATAAAGGTTATACAATAAAAACTAATTTATTAATTAAGGAGTAATTATTACCATGGAACAGAATAATCAACAACAAGCACCACAAAATATTAACTTTGATGGTGATGACTATAACGTACAAGACTTGACGCCAAGAGTGGCTAACGAGTTTAATACGTTGTTTCGTATACAAAACGAACTAAACGATCTTTCTTACCAAATCAAAAAATGCCAAGCTGCTCAAACAGTTATCACAGAAGGCCTAAAAGAAGCTATAAAAGAAGATAAAGTAAAACCTCTTGAGAAAGAACAAGTTGTACTAGAAGATTCTATAGAAGCTAAAGATGAGGCTTCTGTTAACTAAACTATTTAGACTTATGCCATCAAACAAAGAAACAATAACTAAACTCGAAGCGCACGAAAGAGAGTGCGCTATTAGATATGGGAACATAGAACAGAGATTAGAAAAAGGTGATAAAAAGTTTGATGCTATGGATACTAAATTTACTAGACTAATAGTGGGGTTATATGTACTTATTGCGGTCGCTTCGGGGTTTGATAGGTTCTTCTCCTAAACCTATGGATATACAAAGGTGTAAGGCTGAGATTAAACGCCATGAAGGTGAAGTCTTAGAAATATACAAAGATAGCCTAGGTTATAAAACTTTAGGCATAGGCCATCTATGTCAACCAAACGACCCAGAATATGACTGGGAAGTTGGTACTAAAGTATCTCAAGAAGTAGTAGATATGTACTACGAAGATGATTTTAATAAGCATCTTGCAGAAGCAATACATGTGTTTGGTACAGAAGAAGCCTTTTACAACCTGCCCGAAAATATCCAACACGTAATAGTTAATATGTGTTTTAATCTAGGAGGGACTAGACTTTCTAAGTTCCGTAATATGTTAAAAGCATGTAGATCACATGATTGGAAACAAATGGCAGCTGAAATGGAAGACAGCAGATGGTTTAACCAAGTAGGAAGAAGGAGTCGAGAACTGCAAGAATCAGTTCTGAATACTGTATAATGAAAAAATGGCCTATATTAAACTTAAAACATTCGGGGGTCTTGCTCCTAAACTTTCGTCTAGACTTTTAAAGGACGAATTAGCTACAACTGCAACTGATGTAAACCTTGAAAGCGGGCGTTTAGTGCCTGTTACAGACAACTCTGATACCCTTACTTTGTCTAATACTTCTAGACAAAGCATTTTTAAATACACAGATAGCCCAGAACGTTGGCTACAATTTGATGAAGATGTAAACGTCGTACGTGGACCTCTGCCTGGGGATGTTAACGACACGATTTATTGGTCGGGCCAAACATTTCCTAAAATGGGTAGAAATGCTGATGTTGTACATGCTTCTAATCCAATGCCTGTTGGCGGTTATAGGCTAGGTATACCTGCTCCAACTGCAGCCCCAACCGTAGCTCCAGTAGGACAAACACAGTTTGATGGGGTTATCGCATTTGTAAATGAAAGTTCTACTATAACAATAACTACATCTACTAGCGGATCAGCCGCTGCACATGGAGTTACCGCAGGAGAATATGTAACACTTGCAGGCTTTGTTACAACTCAAGGTGTTACAGCTGAAAATATAAATGGTAATTATAAAATAAAATCAGTACCTAGTGTTTCTACTCTAACAGTAGAGTTATCGGCTGCTGCAACGGGCACAGGTAATAGCGCCTCTGTAGCCAACGGTGTAAAGCTTGGCGGTAATTCAGATGCTGAGCTAGATTACGAAACTTCTTACGTATATACTTTTGTATCTGCATATGGAGAAGAAGGCCCGCCTTCGCCTGCTTCTACTGTTATAACTACAGATGATAATATGACTGTAGCTATATCTGGGTTAGAAACTTCTACAAGTATTACTAATACAAACCTATCAAAGAAAAGAATATATAGATCTAATACTGGTTCTAATACTACTGATTTTCAATTTGTAACAGAACTTGTTTTATCTGCTACTACATATACTGACGTGTCAAGAAACAGTGAACTAGCTGAAATAATACCTTCTACTAGTTGGATTGGACCACCAGACGACGACTCTACCTTATACCCAGATGGTCCATTAAAAGGTTTGTTAGCACTACCCGGTGGTGTCCTTGCAGGGTTTACAGGTAAACGACTTTGTCTCAGCGAGCCTTTTCAACCCCATGCTTGGCCTGTCGCATATCGTTTAACCCTTGATGAACCTATTGTAAGCATAGCTGCAACATCCAATGGTCTTATAGTAGGAACCGAAGGCACGCCTTATCTAGTTACTGGTACTAGTCCTTCTTCTATGAGTTCTATAAAAATAGAAACAGCAGAAGCGTGTTTAAATAAAAGGTCTATGGTAGATATGGGTGAAAGTGTAATGTTTGCAGGACCAGATGGGTTACTTGCAGCCCGTGGGGTACAAGTACTAAATGCAACAGAACAACTAATAAGCCCTGCTCAATGGCAAGCTAACTACTACCCTTCTACTATAACTGGTTTTTACTGGCAGGGTAGGTATGTAGGTTTTTATTCTACAGGTTCAGGTTTTGGTGGTTTTATATTTGATCCTAGACAAGGTGCAAACGCTTTTGTGGATTTAGATGCAGGCGGATTAATACGCGGTGGCTTTACCGACCCTGACGATAACGAACTATATATAATAATAGGTAACAAGATTAAAAAGTTCCAAGGCAGTAACACAGCTTTAACTTACAATTGGAAAAGTAAAGATTTTTCAATGG